CCTGCACCGTCGGGTGTCTTAATCTGAACACAACATTGCCCCTTGTATCGTCTAATCTGCCGTCGGTAGAGATCCTTGAGTGTCTGTAAAACACCCTGCTGAAATGGGTTAAGTTCGTCTATGTTGTTAATAGTGGAGATCCTAAAAATAGAGGGGTCAGTTTCTGGGTTAATTGGAACATATGTAGGATTGTTCATGCGTTCACTTATGCGAGCATGTCGAAATACAATCTGCCATGCATCGTCTACTTGATCCAGGAGACGGTTGACGCGAACGGATATCTTCATATCGTTATCATCTTCAATATCCATCATGTTAAGAGTGTCTGCTCTATGGTAAAGTTCGCATAGACGTTCGTTCATACGCTTAACTTTGGATTCGACACGTGAGATGTCGATGGATACTGGTAAACCATCTTCTGTTAGTTCATCTTTCGTAAAAAAGTTTTCGTAGCCGATACGATAGGATAAGTATATGTCGTCGCGATCGTTAATTTTCCACATGTCTTCCAGCTGGACGAGAAATTTCATGACATCGTCATGGGAAAAGGTTTGAATTTGGTTGGTCCACATTGCACTGGCGGCGTCATCCCGGTTAGATGTTTCATCGATGAAATGTGTAGCTACCTCTGTCATTTCCTAAATATAGATTTCTTTTTTTAAGCAGTGTTATTCTTCTGGAGGGATGACAAAATTTTGACAAGAATCTTATTCTGAATTTCCATCTGACGACCCATATTTACGAGGGCGGTACAAACTGTATCACCATCCTGTGTTGTCAGGACAGAACCAAGCATGGCTTCCATGGGACCCATCATGTCATCCTCGTCCTCGTATTGTGTGAGATCTACCTGGTCAATATCACCAGGCTGAGATTCATCTTCATACTCGGATTCTGTTTCGATACTGGGTTCGGCTTCGATTTCGGAAGGTGTGTGTTGGGACATTTATGTAAGATGAGGAAAAATGATGCCGTGTTTTTCGCGGCTCAAAAAAAATGTTGGTATATAGTACAACAACTCACAATGGCCGGTGGTCTCATGCAACTCGTCGCTTACGGTGCCCAGGATGTCTACCTGACCGGCAACCCTAAGGTTACTTTCTTCCAGGCGGTCTACCGCCGCCACACCAACTTCGCGATGGAGAACATCGAGCAGACCGTCAACGGTACTGCCTCCGACTCCGGTCGCGTGTCTGTCACCGTTGCGCGCAACGGTGACCTCGTCAACGACATGTACATCGAGCTCAAGTCTAAGTCCGGTATCTCGACTGTCGCCGGTGTTACTGACACCAACCCCGATGCCTGCTGGGTCGCCGAGCGTGCCGTCAACAACGTCGAGCTGTCCATCGGTGGTCAGCGCATCGACAAGCACTACCAGAAGTGGTGGCGCATGTACTCCGAGCTGTACCTCGATGAGTCCAAGAAGGCTACTTGGGGTAAGATGACCACCGCGGGTGCCGGCAAGACTGTGTACCTGCCCCTGATCTTCTTCTTCAACCGCAACCCCGGTCTCTACCTGCCCCTCATCGCCCTCCAGTACCACGAGGTGCGCATCGACATCGACCTCGCGTCCGATTTCTCCTCCTTCCTCGACACCCAGACCTTCAAGGTGTGGGCCAACTATGTGTACCTTGACACCGAGGAGCGTCGCCGCTTCGCCCAGAAGGGTCACGAGTACCTGATCGAGCAGGTCCAGCACACCGGCACCGACACCGTCACCTCGGCCGGTACCAAGCAGGTCCGCCTCTCGTACAACCACCCCGTCAAGGAGCTTGTGTGGTGCTTCTCCAACGTTGCCGCCAACAAGAACACCCTGTGGAACTTCTCCAACGTCTCCACCGACGCCGGCATCGTTCTCGAGTCTAACCCTCTCGACGCGGCCGACCTCTCCAACTGCTTCGTGCCCATCTCCGCGGTTGGTACCCCCCTGTACGCCACCGGCCCCTCCACCTCCCGCTACACCGAGGAGACTGTTGGTCCCCTTGACTCCTTCAAGCTCATCCTTAACGGCCAGGACCGTTTCAAGGAGCAGAAGGGTAAGTACTTCAACCAGGTGCAGCCCTACAACCACCACTCCGGTAACCCCGCGCCCGGTATCTACTCGTACTCTTTCGCGCTCAAGCCCGAGGAGCACCAGCCCACCGGTACCTGCAACTTCTCCCGCATCGACAACGCGCAGGTCCAGGTTGTCCAGCACCCCGCCGGTGACGCGACCAACATGCACATGTTCGCGACCAACTACAACGTCCTCCGCATCCAATCGGGTATGGGCGGCCTCGCTTTCTCCAACTAAGCACCATCCAGTCTTAGTTTTTTAATAAAAATCAAATTTTAAGGTACTCAAATATCTTAAAATGTGAACGTATAAATGAACGCTATCGTCATTCTACTCTTGTCTTGTATGTCCTCATCGTCGATCAGTCTCTCTCAGACAGTACTTTGTGGTGTAACTAAACCTGAACCAACCTGTATGAACATTCATGGTATCTTGGGCTGCTTCTTATGCGTGGGTACATTTTTAGCTCTTCTTCTCGGTACGATATAAAAGATACACGCAATAAGAAAGTATGTACGAAATCTACACAGACGGAAGTTGTCTCGGAAACCCAGGAGCTGGTGGATGGGGAGCCATAGGGGAAGGTATGAAGTTATGTGGTGCCATGGCAAAGACGACCAATAACATTATGGAGATGACTGCGGTGGCGAAAGCCCTTGAAGAGTGCGTGAAGAGGGATATCTCTGAGGTGCGTATTTTCACAGATAGTAACTACGTGAAAAATGGTATTACTAAATGGATCATTAACTGGAAAAAGAATGGGTGGATGACTTCTGCGGGGACACCTGTAAAAAATAAAGAACTTTGGATTCAAATTGATACATTCAGGGAAAAGGTGAAGATGATTGAATGGCGTTGGGTCAAGGCACATAATGGCCACCCCCTAAATGAAGCGGTCGACACTCTCGCCAGGGAGTGTGCAAAAAATATTCAAGTAAAGTAATGGGTGAAGTGGATGTGCCCCATGAGCATTTCTGGTGTGAGAAGCAAGAAAACCTCTTGGTACGTTGGGCCGAGAAAGCTGCTGGGTACAGATGGCTTCATAATCACGCTCGTCTTTATTTCAAAAAGCAACATGACTACTTGTCATATCCGAGTATAGTCATCGCGAGTATCACGGGTGTCTGGCTTCGCCGTGCTCAACCCCAGTGGTAACGATGATGTTTCAACAGACACCAAGAATAGGATTATGATAGTCCAGTACTTCTTTGCATTCCTTAATGTTCTCGGTGGTATTCTCACTTCAATAAGTAAATTCAGTCAGAGTGCGAACCTAGCTGAGGCACACTCTGCTATGTGTGTCCAGTACTCTAAGTTTTATAGGAATATCGACATGGAATTGTCCCTCGATGTCCAACATCGAGAGGATGTACTCGAATTTGTACAAAAGGCGCGCCAGGAATACGACCGACTCCTCGATGATGCCCCAGATATACCGGCTATATCGATACAGGCTTTCAACATAGAATTTCCGGATAGAGAGAATAAACCTGATGTGTGCAATGGTCTCAGTATCATCATGAGTGATGACGCGGCATCGACCATATCTTCTACGGCAAACCCAGTGTCCAGATGGATGAAGAGTGTGAGAAAACTAAACTTTAATAGGAGGAGTCAAGATTTGCCTCGACAAAATTCTGTTGAGGTATAATAGAATGAAAACATTCTTGAACATACTTGTTATCACCGTAGTGTATGGTCTTTTGTACAGTCAGATGAACCCCGAGAGTTTCGGATTTACATCCCCACTCGATCCATTTTACTTTGCTTTCACTACCATGAGCACAGTCGGGTACGGTGACATATCTCCCAAGACGGACACGGCGAAACTGATGGTGATGTCTCAGCAGATCGTGTTGATGGGTGAACTGGCTAATATGCTCAAGTTATTTTGAGGTACATGACTTGTCAGCAAATAGAATGTAAAATAGTACTAACCCAATTAAAAGAGATAGAAGCACCCTTGAATGTTTTGGGAATATACCCATACTTACTATGAGTAGACACAACGCGTATATGTATACGAATTGTGTGTATTCGAAAAAACCTCTAGTGTATCTATCTATACCTAGGGTTCCTGGAAAAGATACAAATACTGCACCACTCTCTTTGATTTTTTGGATTGGACTAAAGTTTTTGAAAATTTTTTCATTTTTGTCAATTTTTACAAAATCGTATTTTCTACATAACCCATTTAAATTGACCTGGTCGTCTTTACATTGTAAATCGACTTCGTTTTGTAGTATGATAGTCAATTCTTTTACATAACCCATATACATACCAGCGTTTGCGATTGAACCATCGCATGTCCCAAATATAAGTGTTTGAAGAAACCATGGTGGGTTGTTTGAAAATAGAACGCGACAGTTACATTGTTTGAAAAGTTTCATGACATTTTCAGGACTTTTATTAACTTTGGTATCAAATCCATCAACAAAAACAATTACATCGTCGTCGTTTTTCGTTTTCATATATTCCAAAAGACCTTTAGATTTATCAGAATATCCATTCCACTTCGTACCCCATCCCAGGACTTTGACGGGGATACCAAACTCGTTGTTGACCAACTCTTCAAACATACCCTGAGACTTGTTGGCGTACGTCACAACCTCGACAGACATTATTAAAATGTATTCAGATAATATATGAGGGTACTCATCATTTTGTTATTCGCGACATGGTTTCTCCTGTATGCGAATCACTGCTCGTGTGAGAAAACACCCGATGACTGCTTTCGTCGAGAATTTTATGGGTTTCAATATAGTCACTTCATATTTTTCACATTACTTGGAGCTCTGTTTCCAAAGCAGTTTTGGTTTTGGATCACTTTAGGTGTCGCATGGGAAATTTTCGAGTTTTGGTTATCTTCAAAAAAGTTTGGTGGTTGTCTTTATAAGTCTGATGAGGAAACACCTCTTTGGTTTCGTAGAGTATACGGTGGAAAACCGAAACACGAAAATTTTATCGATCGTGCATTTGGTATTAAGAACTCACAAGAAAACACATGGCATTTTTCGATAGGTGACAACCTCACAAACATACTAGGATTTTTGACCGGAATGTATATAAAAGATAAGGTTTTATAAATACAAATGAACGTCGGCATCCTCACAGCCGGTGGTGTGTGTCCAGGTGTCAATAACATTATCCACACCCTAACACGTCTCGAGAGTTCTAAAGATAGTCGAATTATTGGATTCAACGAAGGGTTCCGTGGTCTAAACAATAATATCCGAACAGAGCTTTCGCGTCAGAAAATCGAAGAAGGTGCTGGATCGATTCTCCGCGTGTCTTGTGAACCCGTAAAATTGGATCAAGTCGTAGACCGAGTGAACGAACTCGACCGTCTCTACTGTATTTGTGGGAATGAATCGATGAAGAGTGCCGCTCAACTCGCACTCGACGAACGCGTGAACACGAATATCATCGGTATCGCCAAGACCATCTTCGATGACAT